GTTTTTTTTTATGAAACTTTTTTTTTTCTAAAAAAGTTTTTTGTGTTTTTTGATGAAACTTTTTTTTTTCTAAAAAAGTTTTTTGTGTTTTTTGATGAAACTTTTTTTCTAAAAAAGTTTATGGATACTGAATCAATCTGGCTATCAATAATTGTTCCAATTATAATTGGACCATTATTTATATTTTTTAAATCTATATATGATAATTATAATAAAAATAAAACAGACCACCAATTATTAGTTTATAATAATGAACACGATAAATTAGATAATATTTTAAATAAGTTTTATTGGAAATTTTATATTAAATTATTGTGTATAAATAAATTATATTACAATATTCCATTAAAAAATGATTATGAATATGAATCGGATAATGAAGATACATTTGATTATAATACATATAGTGATAACAAACATATTAGCAAACATAATTTAAAAAATATTAATAATTTAAAAAATATTAATAAAGTGGATGATATTAAAATAAATATAAATAGACAGAAAAGTGTAGATAGTTTTAAAAATAATATAATATTAGATACAAATACCATAAAATTAATGGAGAATCAGCTAAATAATTTATTTGATGAAATATTAATGTTGATTGAAGATAATACATCATTATTTGGGATAAATAATGAGTTTAATAAAGAAATAATAAATTTTATTATTTATTGTAAATTTAGAAAAATTATTAATGAAGGTTCAATAACGTGTGTATATAATATCGAATATTTTGGTATTAAAAATAATATTAATAAATTATTAAACTTAGCTGAAAGCGAAGTATATAAATATCAAAATAAATTTAATATATTAATTGAGAATGGTCCATTTAATAATTAATTATTTAAAGATGACAATCTAAAATAAATATAATATGAAAAAAATACTTAAATTAATTATAAATAGCTTAATTATAAGTAGTATATTTATACCAAATATTAATAGTAATGATTTTACTACAAATAATTTAAAAAAACATTTATTAGATAATTATTATCATAATGAAATTCCAATTATAGATAATAAGCCAATTAATTTATCATTGGGTATTGCTATAAGAGCTTTTAATAATATAGACCAAATTGATGGGACAAGCACATTAAATTTATGGCTAAGATATAATTGGCATGATATATATAATTGGGACCCAAATAGTTTTGGTAATATTAGTGGTATATCATTTAATACTGACCCACAATTGGAGAATCATATATGGACACCAGATATTTATTTATATAATACAGCTGAAAAACCGATGGAACAATTAGATTTTTCAAAAGCTGAAATAAGTTATGATGGAACTATGTTTTGGTCACGGCCTGGATTATTAAAATCTACATGTTTATTTGATTTAACTGATTTCCCATTTGATACTCAAACATGTGTTTTAAAATTTGGGAGTTGGAGTTATGATAGTAGTAAAATAAATCTATCAATTGATAAAAATACAATTGATTTATCTAATTTTAGAAAACATAATGAATGGGATTTAGTTAATTATAGTGTTACTAAAAATTCAGTGAAATATGTATGTTGTGAACACGAATATCATGATATTGAGTTTTTTTATACTATTAAACGTAAAAGTGGATATTATAATTTAAATATAATTATACCAACATTTTCAACAGCTACACTAATATTGTTAACATTAATAATCCCATTTGAATCGGGTGAACGTATATCATTTGCCGTTACTATTTTATTAAGTATTATTGTATTTTTACTAATATTATCAGATAATTTACCAAAATCGGAAGATAAACCATTATTATCAATAATGATAATTGGATTGGTATATTTTTCACTAGTTGGTGTTGTTTTTACTATAATAATGAGTAATTTTAATGTATATATTGAAAAAAAGAAATATGAAGAAATTAATTATAAAAATAATATAATTGAATATATACTAAAAAAATTTAATATAAAAGATAAAAAAAAACAAGATATTTCAATAACACACGATATTTCAATAACACACGATGACGAAAATGAATATGGTGCTAATGCTGGTGCTAATGCTAGTGCTAGTGCTAATGCTAGTGCTAATGCTAGTGCTGGTGCTGGTGTTAATGAATCTATTAATAATAGGTCAAATAGTTATATTAATATTATTAATAGACTAAATAATATAAATGAAACCATAAATATGTCAAATAATATAAATAAAAACATACATTTGTCATATACAAATGATACAAATGGTCCAAATGATACAAATGATACAAATGATACAAATGATACAAATGGTCCAAATGATACAAATGATCCAAATGATACAAATGGTCCAAATGGTCCAAATGGTCCAAATGATACAAATGGTCCAAATGAAAAAAAATCTAATATTTCAGAATATCAAATAGAAACCTTATTATTTTATATTGAAAATATATATACATTATTATTTATTATATCATTTATTGTATATTCTTTTATAATTTTTAAAATAGTTTAATGTGTATACAATACTTTTATTGGCGGATGTGGATAATCTATAATTGAATGTTTTTTTAATTTAATAATTTTCTGTTTATAATTTATTTGTGTATTATTTAGAATTAAATGATTTTTTTTAATAGCATCTTTATTATCATTAATAACTTTATTAATAAAATTATAAGCAATATTTATTTGTTGTACATTTCTAGCACCCGTTATAATTATACTACCACTTTGAAATATTGAAATTGTTATTTTTTTACAATTTCCATTACCAGAAGCATTACCTTTACCACTACAATATACATCACAATAGCATTTTCCTTTAAATTCCTCATTTTCATATAACTCATTAAAATAATATTTACTATTTACACCAGGATAAATACATGGTTCATATGATGAAAATATATGATATGTATTAGTTAATAATTCGTGTAAGTCAGTTCTTTTTATCTCAAAACCCACATAAAAATCACTATTAATTAATACTATATTATAATCTTTTATTTTACAATTATTTGTAAATTCTATGGCATTTTCATTTAATGTTTTATTACATTTATTACATTTTATTTTAGTTGTATTATCAGTGTTTATTAATGTATCAATATTATTACTACACAAATTACATATATTATGTTCACATGTTGTTGTTTTTATATTATACTTTGAATGTATTTTACTACAAAAGTCGCAACTATATTCATTGATAGTTGTTTCATCGTCTGTATCTAAATTATCAAAATAAATTCCAGAAATAGCTTTTAATTTTTCCAATAAAATATTAATTGAAATATGACCCTCATCGAAATTTTTTAATCCAGTCATAGATATAGCACCATTATTGAATAATTTAATATTATTTGAACGGTTTTCACATGGTTTGACAATTATTGTGATTTGATTGAAAAATATTTTTTTTTTATTTTTTGCTCTTTTAGATAATACTTTAGAACTAATCCCTTTGTGTTCATAATTAGCATATTCAATATAAGAAATCTTATCGCAAATATCTAAATATTTATAAATAATTTTTAAATTTAAAAATGAACCTAGATTACAAGTTGCCGTATGTGTAGAAATACGCAATTCTTTGGGAAGGCTAACATCCATCGCCTTATATCTTTATAATTAATGTAATATCTCTTTAAATAAAAAAGTTTAATTCAATTTTATAAATTGAAAAAACAAATAAATAATATATTAAATTAATTAAATAATCAACATAGTTATACAATAATATTTCTACATAATGGACATGAATTATTTTTATTTTCTATCCATGGAATAAAACAATCATAATGAAATTTATGATTACACTTTAATTTTATAATAGTGTTATTTGAAAAATTGTCTATACATATAGAGCATAAATCATTTGAATCTTTATTATCATTAGTATCATTTATTATATATTTTTGTAGTATAGTTGTATCGTTATAATTGTCAGGAGTTTGATAGTAATCTTCATTGTAAATATTAAAATCTGTATCTATAAAAATACTATTAGTTCTATTAGGTTGATTGGACTGATTACGTTTAATTATACATATACTCGTTAACAAATTAATACATTTTCTAAATGGTGGTTTTATACACTCATTATATATCATTTTCATTAACAATACTAATATACATAATAATGGAAATCCCACGCATATAGTTGTTATAATTAATAGACCTAAATTATTATGCGAATTTGGTTCTAATATGTCTTGGGTGTTATTAGTAATAATATTATTTATAAATAAATTATTCGTCATATTCGTCATATTCGTCATATTCGTCGTATTTATTATTGGATATTGCGATGAGTGTTTTATAAACAACAATACAATTATATAACTATAGAAACTTTGATAAATCATTTAGATTAGTTGCGTCGATTATAATGTGATATAAAATTGGGTATTGGATATAGAATTGTGCTATTTTAATAATAAAAGTAATATAATCAATTTTTATTGATATGTAATAATATATCTATTTATATAGAGAAGGTATTCCTACATAATGGACATGTTTTATTACCAGATTCAATCCATGGTAGAAAACAATCATAATGAAATATGTGATTGCAATCTAATTTTATAATATTTTTATTACTATAAAAACTATCTAAACTATCTAAACATATTGAACAATATATATTATTATTTATACCTATATTATTATTATTTGAACCTATATTATTATTTTCTATTAAATATTTATTTAAAAATCTAATAAATTTGCTGGGGGTATATTCGTTTTCATTTTCATTTTCATTTTCATTAATACATGAACACCATGGCAAATATTTTTTTATTATTCTTTTAATTTTTTTAATACATGGATTAAAAATATTAGTATAAATATTATTACATATACATACCCAGATACAAATACATGGTAATATTACAAATATTATAAATACTATTATTAAAGCATACGACATATTACTATTACTATTACTATATTTTTCATCATAAATACATGTATTATTTATTGTTACATTAGATGGTTGATTTGATATGTGTGATATGCGTGATATATTATATATACTAAAAATACTGAAATTTTTATTTGAGCTATTACAAGGATTATAGGATTCATTTGTTAAATATTTATTCATAAAATATTAATCAATAGTAGTGAATATTATATAATTAAATAATATATATTTATATAGTTTAAGTATTATAGTTAAGTATTATATAAAGGATTAATGTTTATTTATTGTAAATTAACTATACAAAATTAAATGGATAATCCATATAAAATATTAGACGTGTCTAATACTGATTCGATTGAGATTATTACTCAAAAATATAGAAAATTAGCTTTAAAATATCACCCTGATAAAAATAAATCAAATAATATTGATACTACTAATAAATTTATAGAAATATCAAATGCTTATAATACTATAGTAAAAAATCATACTAAAAGTGGTTTTAATGAATCATCAAATAAGACTAAAGATTCTAATACATTATTTAATAATATTGCCCAGAATATTATTAATAAAAGCTCTAATATAAAAAATATATTTAATAACATAAATATTGATACATTATTAAAAAATATAGTTAATATTTCGGAACTATATGAAAATGATAATAATAGTAGTAATAATAATACCCAAATAAATAGTAAAAAACACAGTGAAGATTTATATATTAATGTTAATATTGAATTATTCGATATTTATAATTGTATAGAAAAAACTATAAAGATTTCAAGACTTCGTAAATGTAGTATATGCTATAGTTTAGGTATAGTTGTCAATAAAACTACTGGATTAAATATGACAATATGTGATTCATGTAATGGTAAACGATATATTTATAAAGATATAGAATTAACATTTAATTGTAAATTTAAAAATTTTTTATTTATTAGAAAATCGCATGAATATTTTAATATTGTTCCTGGTAATATTTATTTAAATATTATACCAAAGATTCATAATAATTATCATATTTTTAATTACTATGATTTAATTTACTATTATAATATTGATTTAAATAATAATAGTTTTATATCAACAATTAAAAATACATTATATACAAATAATAAAATAACTATAGAATTCAGTCATTTAGACAATAAAAAATATAAATGTAATATTGATAATCCAATTTATAATTATAAATATAAATTAGAAAATATGGGTCTAAATAATTTAGAAGAAAATAAACGTGGTAATTTATATATTATATTAATTAATAATAATAATAATAATAACAATAATACATCAATTACTCTTTTATGATTTTATTTTAATTTATTAATTATTTATTAATTATTAATTATTAATTATTAATTAATTTATTCTAAAAATAAAATATAATCATATATTATAATGCGTTCTAATTTGCGTGGTGGAAATGCTAATGTATTGCCTTTAGAATATTTTGGTGGGAACAGTGGGCGTTATGGCGCCTCTTTTGGAGATGCCCCAGCTGGGAATAACGCCACTAGTCATGGTATGAATATTAATGAAAATTTTGCTGGACCAGATTTAAATGTATATGAAGGCCAAGTTGGAGGAGCACGAAGAAGAAGACGTCGCCGTGTTTCCAGAAGAAGTAATGTTAGACGCAGTGCTAGAAGAACTGTGCGAAGAAGTGCTAGAAGAAGTAGTGTCAGACGAAGTGCTAGAAGAAGTAGTGTTAGAAGAAGTGCTAGAAGAAGTAGTGTTAGAAGAAGTGCTAGAAGGAGTAGTATTAGAAGACGTGTATCCAGAAATTAAATATTAATTAGTAATAAAATG